CCAAGGTTGAGGCCAACGCAGGCAAGGGAACACATCAATTAGTCGTAAGCTATGCGAACGACGATGGTCAGATACGCCAGTGGATTTATCTGAACCATCCCAAGAGCGAGAAAGCAACTGAGATTGGATTGATCCAAGTTAAAAGGTTGCTGATTGCTGTTGGCCACGACGGTAACTCGACACCAGATGACGTGTCTTACTTAAAAGGTAAGAAAGTAGGAATTAAAGTTGTCGATGACGAGTACAACGGCGAGGTAAAGAAAAAGGTAAGTTCGCACTATGCACTAGAAGGTGCGGAAAACTCTAATGATTTAGATGACGAAATACCTTTTTAAATGTTCCCAACAGACCCGAAGGTTTCCAAGGTCTTAGAAGCAATAGACACTGGTTATCTTAAAGAAGAAAGAGGGGAGGCTCGTCAATATATTGGCGCGAGTATGGCAGGTACTGATTGCGTAGCGCAGCTTGCTCTTTCTCTTCGTGGGTTTCCAGATGTTAGTATTGACCCACAACTCCAGCGCATATTTTTTGCGGGACACAAAATAGAAGACTGGGTTTTGTACGACTTACGGAAACGAGCAGACCTTCGGGTTTGGGAAAAGGACGACATGACTGGACGCCAACACAGGCGTGAATGGCTTAACGGTCATGTCGTTTGTAACGCTGACGGCATCATTGATTTTGAAGATGGTACTGGACAGGCGATCCTAGAAGTTAAGTCTATGAACGACAACAACTTCGGGAACTTTAAACGGAACGGTGTTAAGAGTTCGCATCGCAAGTATTATAGACAGATGACTATGATGATGGCGATGTTCGGGATCGAGCAATCTTTCTTCATTGCGTACAATAAAAACACAAGTGAATATCACGCTCAACTCGTTTCCTTCGATCAGGAGGAATGGGACGAAATGTACGTAAAGATACAAAGTGCGCTCGAAGGGCAGGCAGGGCGAGTTGCTTCTGTACCTAATGATTGGCGATGTAAGTCGTGTTTCAAAAGGGAAAGCTGTTGGAGCCAAGAAGTTGACCTAAACCCTGCCTGTCATTTTTGCAAGCACTCGTTCGCAAATCAAAACGGAGGTTGGACATGCAAGCTTACAAACAAGGAAACAGTTGATCCTTGTGATAAGTATGCGCAGTTCCGACCAGAGCCAAAGGTTTAGCAATGGATATACTAGATCAATTAAAAACAGTCCGAACGGACATTATAAAAAAAGAAGCAGAAATAGAAAGCGTTGCTGAAAGACTTGAGGCTCTTGTTGATAAGACTGGCGACGACGCACATAGGGCTAAAACAAAACTTCGCCACGAACGTGAGCGTCTTGTTGATATGAAGTGCTTGTCGGCAGAGCTTGAGGTGGAGGCAATACGTATGGGGTACGCAAGGTTTAAAGTAGATGGAAAAGACTAGAAGTATACCTCTGAAAGAGGGCGATAGATTAATTAACACAGATCGCAATGGAGAATATGGAGAGCCATATGACAACTTCCGTGCGATTGCAGCAATGCTAACAGTGGTTCTAAGGCCTATTCTTAAGGAAGGGACGAAAGTTCAGTGCCACCACGTTAGTATGATAATGATGGTTGTAAAACTATCGCGTATGATAACTAGCCCATTCAAGCTCGACACATGGGTGGATATCGCAGGGTATGTCGGTGCTGGATGGGAAGCTACAGAAAGAGAGCAAGCAGATGACGCCCGAAAGAAATCCAGTGGAGACTAGCCTTGACCTGCTGATGCAGGCCATAAAGCAGTCGAAGACACCAGAGACGAGAGCGATTTTATCTCGTGCAGTTTTTTACTTGAAAGAGCAGCAAGCAAAATTAGACGAGGTTCCAATAGAACAAATAGATCCTCGACCTTTTGATTAGTCGCCTTTCTTACCAGCGAGAGTATCCACGATAGTCTCTCGTACACCACTTGTCTGACCGATGACAGGTATACGGCTAACAACTTCTCGTACTGCTGCACGTGGTTTGCCGTTAGATCCCTCTCCTAAAATTGCATTTGTTGTCGCTTTAACTCCACCAGCTAGGATAGTTTGCGCGTCATGGATAACTCCCATTGATGGGCCAAATAACATTTCTGTTATACGTTGCGAACCATACGCGCCGTTATCTAGTTGAGCAGCAGTATCGTACATAAGTGAGCCGATAAGACCGAGGCCACCCATTTGCATCAAGCCATCACGATACCAACCAAGAGCTAGTGCAATTCCTTCGTCGTCACTAAGTCCATAATCTTTTAAGAACTCTAAGCGTCTGTCTCGTAATTCGAACTGTCTGTTTTCTTCGCCACCTCGTCCTTGTACGACATCTTTAGCGCCAACGACCCCTGCACCAAGAACAGGAGCGCCCACCATGTACATTAGTGGCATAAAGTTTTGGTGGTCTTTTGCTTCTCTATAAACTTTGTACCCCATGCGTGTCATCATTAATGGAAACGACTTCAACTGAAAGACCATCTGACCGAGTGGTGACTGCGCCCACAATGGTATGTCTAGTGGGTTTGGCGTAAAGATCGTTTCGTTTGTGAACCTGTGCATTGCGCCTGCAACTTGGTAGTACATTTGATCTACGTCAGCGGAAGACCCACTACGCAAGATGCGCTCGATGTTCATTCCTGGTTGCTTGTACAGGTCGCCAAGTCCGTACTCGTCCAGCACCCGACGAGCTTGACGCCCAGCCTTTGTGTTCGGCTTGCGTACTGCTATCTCTTGCTGTGATTTAAACCACTCGTAAGATACCGCTGCCGATATATCACGCATTGTATTTGTCCAATCAGTCAACCCGATCGCTGTAAAGAAACCAGCCGAGAAGCGTGTTGTGTCCATACCAAATGCACGTGACATGCGCTCTTGCACAATGTTCTGTGTTGATGCGCCAACGTTGCGTATCATTTCCCTGTAAGCTGGGCCTACCTCTGGATCTACCATCCATTTGCGGTACGCTTCTGTTGACGCACGCAAGTTACCGCTACGTATAAGCGGCAGCATAACGTCGCCCAATGATGATAGAGTAACGAACGGTAAGAGTGTAACACTGTTAAATGATCGCAGCCATGATGACGGCTTCTCAAGATGCTTTTCGAAGCTCATATTGTACACTGGTTTTCGAGCAACAGCTTTGTACAAGTTGTCAGCCTCTTCAACCATATGCGACTGAGGCATAAAGTCTTCATCCAAGCCTTTTGTGTCTACCAGCGCGTTTGCAATTGCACGAGCACGGAATGAGAAGTTCCTTCGCATCTGCTCGCTACCACTGTTTTGACCATCAGTCTCAACCATAGACATTATGTTTTCAAATATTTCGTCCTCTGTTGCTCCACTGTTTGCCATACGCGCAAGCTCTTCAGCCTTTTGCTTACCAAGCATCTGACCTTCTGGCCCTCCCTTTTGGATCGGAGCCATAAATAAAGCAGACCTAAAGATAGCATGTGCGCCCTCCCCTGCAACTTCGTCCTTGGTATTTGATGGGTCTACAAAAAGTTTGTAATCCTTGCGTAGAACTTTATTTGAACGTAGAAGTTTAGAAATAGCATCTAAACCACCGTTCATAATCGCCAAGTAATCAAAGTAACCGAACCCGCCGACACCAAACTTTTGTGCTATGTCGATACGTTGCTCAACACTATCTGCGTACTTTGCACCTATAACCATAAGATCGTTCTCAAGAAACTTGGCTAGGTTGTTAGCTGGGTCACGCATATCGGTAAATCTTGTGGCCCAACTTTCGTCAAGTCTGATTAAACGCTGGTAGTCTATATTGTCTACACCGCGTTCTCCGCCTCGATTAAATGCGTGCGCGTCGCCTGTCCATACACCGTCTTCGTGTATGAGCCTATCAGCCACGCCTTCTGCTTTTAATCTTGCTTGCTGAGGTTCAAGAACCGCGCCACGCTCTGCGTGTTCTGCCGTAAAGTATTTAGACAGAATATCGACAAACCCTTCTCTATCAGTCTCAATTAAATCGCGTCGCCATACTTGCGGAACATAGTTCTTTTTGATGTTACCAACGTCATAACCAGCAGATACAAGTCTGTCTCTTGCTTCTTTAAAATATGTACGCATGTACTCATATATTTCACGCTCGTCTGATGATAGTGTATTGACTTTGCCTTCGTTTCTAAGTGCGCTCAATATATTGAGGTGACTTGTAACTGGCTCTTTTCTTGTTGGCGGTGGAATACGCAGCATAGAACCAAGGTTCTCACCAATGTTATATGCGTACAGCATTTCTCCTAAACCATTTCGTAGCCAACGCTTCATGCCACTTCCGCTGTCAGGAAGCTTAATAAGCATACGTTGCAACGGCCCCAAGAACTCACCAGTACGCACGGCGTATCTTTCAAAATGTCCTGCTCCACCGTCGCTTGGCAGGAAGAACTCTGAAAGATTACGCATCCCTGCTTTAGCTAACCTTTGTGCGTTGTTTCTAGCCAGTCCAAATTTAGTTACGCGTCTTAGCTCTCTGCCTTCGTTCGGCGTAATTGTTTTACCACGCTTAACCTTTGCAATAATATCAGATGCCTTTTTAGGCATACCTGCCATTTCTAAAGATTGTATAACTTCTTCAAAAGCTTGGTCGCCACCATCGTTAGCTACTTCTATACCATCAACATAGTGAGGTATCGGATCGCTTGGCATGTTGTCATTAAAAGCCATTTCTGGCTCATTAAACAATGGCGCACGAAGATCCCGAACGTCTGTATCGTTGAGCATCGTCTTTCGACCGCCAACGTTTATGCTGGTGTATCCTAAGTCACGCATGATTGTATTTAACTTGTTTTCACCGCCTGCTGCTTGCGCAAGTGTGTCAATCATTTGTTCTGGGCTGTAAGATCCCTGCATATCATCAAGTAATCTTGCAGCATTATTTATACCTGTTGTTCTATCGTCAGCATCAATAATCGCACGCGATAAAGCTTTAACAATACCGTCAGACGGTATCATATTCCTGTTAAAGTTTGCTGGCTTTATGTCTCTTATTAACACTGGTGTAGACATATAAATGTCTGGGATACTTTCTGCTGCAAGCTCTACACGTAACGCTTCTTCTTCGTAGTAAAGTTGTTGTATTCGGTTGGGATTACCACCTTGAGAACGTAAGGTGTTTATTTGACCTCTAACCTTTTTAAGATCGTCAATAAGCTCTGCTGCCTCATCGCTTAAATTGGTTACAGGCATCGCACTAATTTTATTACGTGGCTGTGTGTCAACCTTTATACCAGATCTCATTGGGCCACTTGTGCTTACATCTACATAATACGGAACTATATCATCTGACTGCACAAATTCTTGCATTGCTCTAATAGTTTTTGGAGACGCTTGCATTATGTAATCGTCCGCAAAGTCTTGCACAAATTCAGAGGGTATATCGTCAACAAATTTGTTTTTCGGAGACATAGGGTCAAATGAAGATGTTTCTGAAAGCATGTTTCCGTACGTAACCAGAGGAGCAAATCTTCTACGGGCTGACGGTTGTGCAATTAAACCGTTCATTACGTACGCAACACTTTCTCTCATTGAGGTACGTACGTCGTTTAAGATCTCAAACATATGCTCTCTTGCAAAGTCTTCGTCTACTGTGTCAAGCAGGGCGGCAGCTTGTTTGTTAGATTTTATGTCACTATCTTCTGCAACTATCCTAGCCAAAATTATTGACGGATCATAACCAAGAGCACCCGCTGCACGTCGTAGTGTTTCTCGCTGTGCGTCTGGTAACAGATTAGAATTGTACGCATACTGGGCAATTGTCTCTACAGATTTTGATATGTCTTCTGACTTGGACAACTCTCCAGCGATTTTACGTACGTCATTTCGTACGTTCCTAAAACTTTCCGACTTAATGTTTGGAGAAAACTTAACGCCTAAATACATCAGTCGAGAAGCAAGGGTGCGTGAAGCTGACTGTAGCTCGCTAGTCCTATGCGTAATTGATTTTATCGCCTGTCTTGCAGTGAATGGAAGTTCTGATGGCACACTTGGATCTACGCCAATATCTGCATCCATCATCTTTTCTGTTTCTATGGCTTTTTGCACAAGGTTATTTGTAACCGTGTTTTTCTTATCTCTTCGCTGCAATTCAAATTCAATCCCACGCGCTAAGTCGAAGGTCATCTTTATCATTGGGTCAGCGTCTGTAAGATCATTGGGTAGATTGCGTGTCATAATGACTGCTTTTGTATAGTTGCTTATCATTTCTGGCAGGCGCATTTCCTTAATTGATCGAGCCAACTTTTTGTCTACAATTGGAGTTGCGTTTGGCATAGACCTTATTAGCCCAACAATGTGTGATCTTATTTTTTTAGATTGTTTTGTCTCCGCACCATCATTCAAACTTTTCTCGTAAGCCTCAATAGACGTGTTAATGTCAAGTTCGTTGATGCGTACCTTTGGAGCATCAGTTTTGTCTGGTGCTGCTGTTGGGTCTTTTATCTTCTGGTTGTTCTTAATGTTGCGACCAGTAGCTGCACGCTTGCGCTTCGCTGCATTGGCACGTCCTTTAACACGCTTAAACCTTTGCGCTTTTTTGATAGTTTGTGCGCCATTTGGAAGCTCTGCTCTGCGAGTTATTTCTGTAGAAGTCGCCTTAAACTCTGGAATGTCTCCCATTTCTACATCTAGGTACGCATTGTTCATAGTTGCTTGCACTTCTTCTATAAGCTCTGCAAGTCCAGCCTTTTCCATAATATTAGAAACACCGTCATAAACCTCTGGCCCAAAACCCATACCGTCGAAGTCTTCACCATCTTTAGTTTTGACTTCCATTTTAAACCTACGGGTAACGCTTTCGATTTGTTGTGCAGCAGTACGCATCGCCCCGTGGTGTTTCTTGACTACACCAAAAGCACCTGAGTACGGACGAAGAGTTTCATCGTTTTTCTTCGCAATAATAGCTGCTTCTTTCTTGGTCGTAACCATACCGCGAAATTCAGTTGCAAGCTTACTTAAATTATCTGCTACCGCATCAAGATCGCCATTATCAAACGCGCTTCTTGCTGCATAAAAAGCCTCGCTCATCATTACAAAACGAGAACGTATAGCTTTACCTTTGTTTGTCGTTGGCTCGACAGGAGCCATAACCTCTACTCGATCTGCCTTGACGTCATCTATAATTAGCTTGTTAAAGATAGGAAGCATGTCTTGGTCTATAATTTCATTACCATTCATCTTCGCCAAGAGTGCCGCCATGTATCTCGTAATTTTTTGCCAAAGACTTTCGTCTTTAACAGAAAGCATATCATGTCGTTTTGTTAGCCAAAGAGCGTACTGGTTTGCAAAATATTCGTGAAATCCCTCGTCAAAGTTTGCTGCGCCAGCATCACCCGAACCCATAAAAATAGGTGACTTGATATATACTTCGTCCATTGCGTCTGGGTATAGCTTTCCGTTTTCGTCGTAAAACTTACCCATAGCTTCTAGGAATTGCAGTTTAGTGTCGGCATCTAAAAGGTTTTGCCAAGTCCAGTGACCCATTTCATGCGCCAAAATAAACTCGCTAGAAAAAAGGTTTTTTTGTGATGCCGAACTTAGACCTCTATAACTAGCGTTTAACCTTATTGAATTGCTTTCGGTCTTACTAAAAACAGTTCTGGCGTTGACGAAAGCATTACCTCTAAAACTATTATAAAAAATAGGTGCATGATCGTCTGGCAAGACATCACGCATCATCTTTTCCATATTTGCTTTTGCGTTTGCTGGCGCACTACTGTAAATGTTGTCTTTTAAAAAGCGTATACTTGCCTCAAGGCTTTGTGAGTTATGCCTTATTCCGTCAGGTGCAAAAAACTTTTGAGCCTCCATAATATTTTTATACACCGCTATTCTGTGTGCTAAAGGAAGCTCCTCTGGCCCTTTTCCAAGGTCAGCTTTGGCGTTAAAAGGGATATTTTCAAAAAGAACAGACAAATGATGCAAGTCATAAACGGTTGCATTGTTGTTCATTATTTTATTGTCTAGGCTTTTATTATAGCTAGTATTACCATTGTTCCTAAGAACATTTACTGCAACTTTAAGTGCATGTTGCTGTATATCTGGAAGCTCGTCTTGGTTAATTCTTGTGTTTTGCGCCCACTGTTCTGATAATGGAAAGCTGATATATTCTTTTTCTGCGTCGTTAAATCTAGGATCATTGTCATCATCAAGCGGCTTGAACAACTTTTCGAGCAATATTTTTCTATTAGTTGCATTTGCACCTGCTGGTACGTAACCAAGGTAGTAATCGTCTAGGTTCGCACGTCCTATAGTTTCACGAGGGTCTGTTTGGGTTGAGTTAATCTTGCGAAACCACGTGCCTTTTTTGCCCTCTACACGTGGGATCATGGCAAAGATCAAGCCGTCACGTTCTCTGGGTATGTCTGGAATGTCTGTACGTTTTACAGCGCCACCCTCCGAAACCTCTTGCTTTGGATTTGGGTCTTTCTGTCCTGTAGCTTCATCTACTACATCAAGTTCATCTGAGAGAGCTTTTAAATCGCCATTTTTAGAAAATTTGTCAAAAGCCTTGTCTCTAGCTTC